GCTGTACTACGATCGGCGTCAAACGGACGTCGTCGTACCGCCTACCCTGGAACCTTACGTTCACGGGGTACACAACTTGTACCTGAAGCAGGTGCCAAGTTGTTTGACCATCCGAAAGGCGGGTTCCCGCCTCTCGAAAGATGTAGAACCATTCCTCGTGGAGGATGGATTCTTTAATCGCTCTCTGGATTCCCAAGGGAACGATTCAAGTCTGATAGAGGATGCCCTCTTTTCAGACATGGAATCAGTGTCCGAGCATTCGGACACTGATCATGAGATCCCTGAGGGCCCGGTTGCCGGACCCTCAGAGCTGTACGAGGACCCATTTCGGGTCCTGGCAGGATACGTCTTTGCCTCCCAATACATGGAGGAAAGACCGAAAATTAACGTCTGGCCGGGTGGTTGCCACCGGATCCAGGACAAGATCAGTCCCCGCCTTTGCGGGTCTGACCGTAAACACGCAACTTGGTTCACCAAGATACGTGATCATAAAGAGAAGATGTTCTTCCTCTTTAATCATACGCATTGGGGCCATCGCATCCAATGCGCTAGGAGATCAACTCCAGGCGATGATCCCTTGCGGAACTTCGCCAATACACTCTTTCGAAGGATTTCCCATTTCGTAAGAGGAAAGCACGATCCGGTGTGGTCACCGGACGAGCGTAAACGGTTTGCAGATTACTCTACAGACCGTAATACCACGTATCGAGCGCAACGCTTGATCGAGGTTTTGAAGACCGTTGATGGACTGTTCCTTCAACGGTACTTGTCATATCCAGAAGAAGTCTGGACATGGCAGAAATACGACCTATATGTGCTTCAAGCAATATCGGTCCTCTTGACCGACGAATTCTTCGACGGTCAAGTAAGTGACTTCTCCTTGGACGAGCAAGTCACGCATTACGAGCATCTAAAAAGAGCTCGTAAGGCGTTCAAACTGGTAATTCACCAGGATGAACCCGTGGAACACATCCACGAAATGGACTGCCAACCCCGTTGGGTCCAGTCCTTCCTACGGCCTGTCTGGGACAGAGCCGTAAGGCATGAGGGTTTCTCCAGGCTTTACCTGGCAGGAACCTTGTCCCAGACCAGAGGCTCTGGGACACCTCCTCCTCTTGTGGTCCTGAGATCCAAGAGGAAGTTCCTTCTGTCGGTGGATTCCCCACCCCCAGAGGTTTCAAATACCCAAGCTGTGTTATTCAACACAGCATTGGAGGATCTAATCAGGGAACTCCCTGATTACATCTTTACAGGGCTGGACACGAAAGCTCGTGTCACAGTCACAGGCTCTGCGTGTGCAGAAGCAACGAGAGCCGAGGGCGGAACTGCCCAAGCCATACTTGACCTCATGGCCAAGTACGAGGAAATGCCCGTTCCAATCCGTGATTTGGATACGGGTAATATACTGGAATTCGTCCGTAAGGACGATTTCGAGTCAATAGGCACTGCGATATTCTTCGCATGCCTAGATGAAGTTCTGTACACAAGTCCAGAAGTTCTTAGAGAGGTTCACCTCACCGTTGTGAGAGAACCTTCAAAAGCCCGTGTCGTTACAAAAGGACACGCGGCCTTGAAGATCGTGCTAGACACGGTCTCCAAGATATGCTCGTGGCCCTTAAAGAAGGGCTTCACGAGCTCAGCATCCGGGATGGGGAAATCCCACCACGGATGGAATCTCTTCAAAGACTTCACTTCTGAAGAGATGTATTCGCTCCTATTCTCGGAAGACCGACCTAGGAGAACTGAAGACGCGTTCAATGATCACATTGATCGGGTCATGTACTGGCAAGACCTTTGGTTTTGCAGTACTGATTACCAAGAGGCCACAGACCGAATGGTACACGCATTTGCACGCCCAGTGGCGCACAAATGGATGAAGAAATGTGGGATACCCCCCATTCTTCAAGGCATCGTCCTCGGAATCTGTTTCCAGCCGAGGACTGTTTACTTTACTGCCACTGGGCCGTTAAGTAAGATTGGTCACGCGGTCGATGACCAAACAAACAGGACTACTCTGTACAGAGGAGTACTGATGGGGGATCCACTTACAAAAGTAATCCTCCACTTCTCGAATATCATAACGAGAAGGATTGCTGTTGGCTTGACCACACAGACAATCTTCCAGGGCTTCCGAAATGCTTCGGAATGCGCTGCTGCTTTCACTGATGGAATGCTCCATCCTTGAATATACCTGGCCATGTGAAATTCATCACATGACCATCGTACGCATGGCTCCTATTGGAGCATCACTAC